CGGCGCAGGATGAGACGGATTGGGCAGCACTTGATTGCGTCGTGTGCTTGCTTTCCATGTACTTCCTTAGCGCCTCCCGAGCGACAAATTGGATCTTCAGTCCGTTGCGGTTGCAGAACTCCTTGAGTTCGTCATGGATCTGCGTATCGATGGTGACGACTCGCGTCATCTTTTCTTTTTTCATGGGTATTCCGTAAGTCTCTTGATGTATCGGTTCCGCTCCTTCGGTTTGGCGTCGATGATGTACTGTAAAGCTCCGCAAGCGTTGAGTGAGGCAGTGTGTTCCCAGTCCTCTTTGTTGTCGTACAACTCATGCCACCGCTCGCTGGGTGCTACGACGATTTGTCCGGTTTGATTGTGACGGAACACGAATGCGGCAGGGCCGATGGGTACAATCATCGTCCCTCCAACCATTTCTCCAAGTCGTGGAGTTCATCCACTTTGGCTTCGAGTTGTTTCACCCGATCCTCCAGCTTGCGAACATCGAGAGCGATTGCGCGGAGTTCGCGTGGATGGTTGCAATCGGGAGATTCCGATAGGAAAAGTATTCGTTCTTCGAGACTCACGGCTTGTCCTCCTTGGCTTTGTGCCACCCCTCTATTGCCATCGGCAGCAATCCAAGCCGCGAGGCTCGCTGGGCAAGCACATCTCCAGCCTCCTCCAGCCGCTTGAGGCGCTGCTTCTGTTCCTCCGCACCTCTATAGAGTTGCGCTACTTTATTTGTCAGTCGCTCAATCTCTGAGGTGGCCGCGTTGAGTTCGCGTTCGAGTTGGCGAGCGAATTTGTAAGCGTAATACAAATCTTGGTGTCCGAAGTTTGAAATTCCAACACCATCGTATTCTGACTCATCCGTTCTCGGTGTATCGCTCATTTGTCCTCCCTCGCTTTGAGCATTGCGTCGGCATGGCAATATCTCGCCCACTGACGACTTGGTAAGAATCCGTGTTTTTGCTGGAACTGATCAGCTTCTCCACAGGTTGCGGGAATAAACTCCTGAATGTCTTTTTCAGTGGCAGCCGCTGCGAAGTAGTCGCGAAGGGTCATGCCTTCTTGGCTATGGCAATGATCTGTTGCCGATCTAGGAAACGCCGGCCCTCCGTCGTTGATTGGTTGCTCGCTCATTTGCACTCCTTCCATTTGAACGTAGTTTTCCCATCTACAGACACAACCCATGCGGCATGATTATATTCCACGGCTTCTTTTTTAATGCTGTTCTTGCCAAGATGTACACCGCACAGAAAACATATAAGAATAAAAAACCCAATGAAAAATCCGTAGACTGCTGATTCATAAAACTCTTTCACGGCTTTGCCTCCTTAATAATTAAAAGAATTCCCATATAAATTATCCAAACGGCTCCAATAGGTATCAGCCAAAACAGCCGAAAGACCATTCCAAAGTCATATTGCCCACTGGAACGGTATGGCCTGAACATGACGCACAACATAATTACTGTAATAAGTATTGGTATGATACACGATTTTATTGTGATAGTCACGGCTTGGTCTCCTTTGCTTTTTCCCACACCTTAACACGGTCTGGATAGTATGAGTTCTCAATCGCTCTATCCCCAGCCTCCTCCAGCCGCTTGATGCGCTGATTCTGTTCCTCCGCACCTTCGTAGAGTTGAGCTACTTTATTTGTCAGTCGCTCAATCTCAGCATTGGCTGCATCGTTCTCGGTTTCGAGTTGCGTGATGTAAGCCAGTCGTACTGCTGCGAGTCGCTCTACCCTCCTGCACAGCATACCAAGCTCTGCCACGTTGTGCGGAGTACTGTCTGATATTGGGGTGTCGCTCATTTCGATTCCTCCAATGCCGCGTGAATGTGCGAGAATTCGACTGCGAAGATCGTGTCGCGAATGGCAATGGCGATGTCGCGATGCTCCTTCTGTGTACCCTTGGCGCAACGCTGTTCGAAGTAATGAATCCATGAGCGGATGTTTCCGGTCATGTACAGCGTCGTCTGAGTGCAGAGCGGAAGAACCATCCGAGCAGTCTCTCGGCTCACACCCTCATTGATCAGCGTTCGATATGTCCTGAAAGCCAGATCGACCGACTTGGCGACAACTTCGTTGGCCCACTCTTGCTGATAAACCTCTCCGCTTCCCTGGCGATTAACACGGTCCTGAGTGCGAAGTTCGACCAGCTCAGCCGTATCGGTCGGCGCATATCGCTGGCTGAACTCTTGGAAGCAGAAGCTGCGATGACGAATGATCTGGGCGGAGATAGCGCGGCTTGTCTGAATCTCGACCGTCATAGACGCCTGTTCGAAGATGCTCCAATGGCCATGCCTGATGCAGTAGGCCAGTAGTTTTGGAGCGGTCAGCAGACTCATCTGATTGCTCGGATTGCTGACACGGGCGGCGAACGTGATGAAATCGGACGCGGTCATTGTCCCGTCGCCGACAAGGGGTTTGGTGATAGCTACAAGTTTGACTTTCATGGATACGAATTGGATGCGTTAGAATTGGTTGTGCGTTATCAGGGAATACGCACCCCTCCCTGTTTTGCATTAGAACGGCTTTTCTTCTGGGGCCGTGGACACAGCAGGCTTCATCGCCTTGATGCGATACGCCTTTTTCTTCTCGCCATTCAGGTCGTACTCTTCAGCGCGAACGACGATGGTAAGCTCAAGACCGATCATCGACTTGAGGAAGTTGGCGTAGCTACCCTTCTTGCCAAGGAAGTCCACTTCGGTTCCGTCTGGAACATTGTGGTTAGTGGCGGCAACCAACTGGTTGACGCGGAACCAGACGTTCTCCTGGTTGATGAAACGGTCAGCGATGCTCGATCCGTCTTCGGTTGCGAACGTCACCTTGCAGACCTCGCGGCCCTTTGCGTCGAGCGTTTCCTCGACCTTCATCACGGTGACGGTGTACTCGCCTTCAGCGTTGATGTAGCTGCCTCCGGCGTCCTTACGATTGACTTTGAACATAATTGTTAGGTTTAGTTTTCCGATTTATTCAGCACCCATTTTGGGCATGAAAGTGTGATGGTCGTCGTTGGGTAGGATGGCCAACTGTCCAGTGCGCGGCATTCGTGGAGCGTTGAGATTGCTTTCCTGCGAAGGTTCTCACCGGCCTGAAGCCATTCGGCATCCAGCTTGTAGATTCCAACCGCGTACGGAGCTTTCCGCTCGACGGCGACGAAGATGAACGATTCTGCTCCGGTCATCGCCAGATAGTGAGCGGCCTGAATGTGGTAGCCGAACGAGGTGATTGTGCGGCTGAACGCTTCAGGCGATGCGTCGTCCGTTGTTTTCACATCCACCAGGATTGCTGGTTCTTTAATCCACAGATCGGGACGGGCCTTCAATGGAATCTGGGTTTCTGCATCTTCAGCAAAAACGCTCGCTTCGATTGAGTGTTCATAATTAATGATGTCCCAGAACGGATGGCGACGGACAGAGTTGGCCACGCCCTGCACATCAATGTCCTCAGCGTGGCTGAGATGGATGCGGCTCTTATGCTGCTCCTTCCATTGTTTGCCCTCCTTCGTCCGACCGTCGATGTCCGGCGGAATCACGGCGACAACCTGCGAATACAGATGCGGCTCAAGAACAGCCGTGTGAATCGCGGTGCCAAGCTGCATCGCCTTGCTCGGCTCCTGATGCTCGTCCAGCGCGGCTTTGTAATGCGCCGGTGACTTGAGTATCTTGGTCATCATCGACTTTGAGAGAGCGTCAACGGCGTGGTACTTGTCAGCAGCCATGTCGAAATTGATGTGTCGGTTTAGAATGCTCATTTGTCTGCCTCACATTGGAATTCGTAACATCTCTTTCCGTCTACTGCTACTGCCAAGGCAATGATGCGCTCAAGGACTGCGAAGTCATTTTCTGACACATCTTCATTCCATGTCAGATTTAAGTTGCCACGTTCGACAGCACCTTGAAGCAAGGCTGCGATGTAAATGTCGATTCGGGTTGGAGAATCTTCGTATGCAAGTAGTTTAGGGTTCATTGAATAGTGGGGGCTGAGAAAGCTTTGGCCTTGGAGATGAAACCATCGGCGTCGCTGATGATCATGTTGGCCACCTTGGTGCTGACATCGCGGAAGTTTTGACCTTCCTTGATGAGGTTCTTGCTGATGAGGAACGCATTCGCTGTCTCGGAATGTGGCTCAAGAATCTGCTCCAGCTTCTCTACAAGCGAGAAGGTCGATTCTGGCGTCACATTGACTGCCTGGCGAGTCGGGGTGGGTTGAGCGGGTGTTGATGGGGTGTTGAAGTCGGCCACTTCCTCGGGAGTGTAACGACCTTGTGTGATTCGCGGATCGAGCATGCGAGTCGCCTTGCTGATCAGGCGCGCACGGAGCATCTCAGCGGGGAACTTCGCCCAGCCGCTTCCTGGCTTTGCGGGGATTAGGCCAGCTTGCTTCGCATCATCTGCGGAGAACGAGACGCGGACCTTCTTCGCACCCTTACTGAAGTCGGCGATTGCGGCCTGAATGTCGAACTGCACCCAGTCGATATCCCATCCGGCATTCATCAGACCAGAGAGCATTGATTCGCTCTTCATCGTGATGTTGCCATTGATCAAATGATTCTCGCGCTTCCATGAAAGCGGGGTCATTCGGCTTGCGATACATTCCAGAGCGAGGACATATCCCTGCTCAGGCTTGACGCATCCGAACATGCCGGAGTGGCTAATCCAGTCGCCCATCGTCTTCACCGCATCCATCGGACTGTCGATGCGGTCGTAGAAGTCAGGACTGGCCGGACTCAGAGTTTGCGGCACTGGCTGCGACGGTGCTACCACCGTCAATGTTGCTGCTTGGTTGCTCATAGGTTGTATTCTCTATCTGCGGTTGTTTGTTTGTCTTCTTTGCGTACGGATTCACAGCTCCGGTCATTGCTCGACTCTCAAGAATCGCCGCGATGTCGGCTTCCGTGAAAAGGATTCGTCGGCCAATTCTCCTGTGCTGGATGCCGTCATTGCGAACGATTCGCCTTAGCGTCTCGGTGCAAATCTGGAGCATCGCTGCTGTGGCCTTGGCCGTATAAACTTTCATTCAAAAATCGACTGCAATCGGGTGTTTAATCAGGGAGAAAAATCCAATAAAACCCCGTCGCGAGTTCTCTTCGCGCACTAATCCCGATTGCAGAAAATTGGTCATTGTTGCGGACGTAGTGTTGCAGTTGCCTCAAGTCGTTGCAAGAGGATACTGGAAAATTTTTCGGCCTAGCCGCGCTTCGATTCTCTGAAGGTAGGCCACCTGCTCCGGTGTTCCGTTCTGGCCGCTGCCATTGAGGAACGTCACACGCTGGTCCATGAGATGATCTTTGCGCCGTTGCCAGGAGGCATCCGATTCGCCGTCGTCGCGGTGGATCGTGTATGGGCCGGTGCGAAGTTCCAAGGTGTACTTCTCAGCGTTCGGGTTGATGGGCTGACGCTCCGGTTTCGGGCCAAAGCCTTCCCAGGTGTCGTCGTCGTCGTCCTGATAGGATGAACGCTTCAGCGCTTCATCGATCTTGCGTTCATGCTCCTTCAAGGTTTTTTCGATCCTGTCAACGCTCTCAGATATTCGCTTGAACATCGTGGCGGTTTTTTCCAACTGGTCTTTCAACACGGACGATTTTTCGGTTTCCATAGCAATCAGTTATTTGTCGGCTAATTCAGGGAACAACTTGGCAAATTCCTCGGACAGTGATGGGCGGTCTGGCTCCGTTGGTTGATCCTCAGCGAGAGGTTCTCCGGCCTTCTCCTGCTTCTGACTCCTCCTTCGCTGCCTCGCCTTACGAAGCGCATTGATAGCCTTCCAGAGCTGGGCGATTTCCCGCCGGATATCCGACAGCTTGCGCGATTCAAGATCCTTGTGCGCCTGCTCATCGGACGGCTTCCAGTCGCAGCCATGCCAGACCCGTTCGATCCGATCAAAGACCAGCACCTGACTCTTCACGTTCCGCATCGAGTTGAACGCGCGGTTCGCCTCGGCAACACCGCCGCCAATCGTCTCAACGATGTGGGCCAGTAACTCCGACTTTTCGAGGTTTAGATTGTGCCTCTTCGGCGGCATCTCTCGGAACGTCGCTCGAAGCGTCGAACCATTTGGAAGGTAACTCATGGTGAAAAACAGATAACTCTACTTTGTCCTCTTGTAAACGGAAATCTACCAATGGTTATTTCTCGTTTATCCTTGGTCTACCTAGCTCATCTAAAGATAAGCCTCCCCTTTCTAAAAAAGGGGAGAGGCTTATTCCGAAATCGGAAAGCTTGCTCCCCGCCTTTGAGGGCGGTGCCGCTTCCGTTTCGGAATAAGGGTTGGAACGCGTTTGTATCGCTCAATCGACATTCGAGAATGCTGTTTAATGGGGCGGAAACGCCCCGTAGAGCGTTCGGAAGGTGTTTTGCGGCTCTACGGACGGTTTCGCATATGACCGCGCTAGAATCGAATCGATGGAATGACATGGTTTTGGATGCTTAGATTGGCCTACCTTTGTCTGCGAAAAAGTTATCCGGCGGATTTCGGCTTTTCGCTGACCCGCTCCGTCACCGGATAAACATCGTAATCCTCCGGCATCTCGACCGGCACGACGCGAATCCGGCCTTGAGTGTACTCGCCGGGATTAAGTTCCTTGGCCGCCGACTCCGCCTCCTTGCGCGTCGCGTATTCGATGGTGCGGAAGCTGACAACGCGCTGCTTCAGGTCTGACCAGCCAATCGCGCCATTGATTTGCACCTTGAAGATTGGCGGTGCGAAGAGATTGCGGCTCATGGATGAATCCCTCCGGTGCGGATTACTTCGATGATGAACTCCGAATCGTCGATGAGTTGCTGCCGCCGTTTCTCGCCTTCGCCGGTGCTGTCCGTGGACTTGTACATGCGAGCGTAAAACAGGCTGTCTTCAAGGCATGTAAGCGCGGCTGAGACGTGCGCCAGACGGTTGGAAGCGGATTCCATCACTGGACTTTTGAAACTCTCCGCCATCGATCCAAGCTGAGATACAAGCTCATCCAACGTCGTATTCCTCGCCTCCAGTTGCGCGCTGGAGAATACGCGCTGCACATTCTCGCACTCCTTCGCGTTGTACATCTTGATCATTGCAGAGTCTCCGGTTCGCCGATCTGCATCAGCTTGTCGCCCCGCTCGCGTTCGATGATCAGCTCAAGGATTTGATTCCCATCCGCGTCCGTGATGGAGCAGATATGCTTGTCCTCGTCGTAAATCGAGAGCGGTTTGACGCCCTGAGTTTCGCATTCGCCGGTGATGATTGCGTTGAAGAGGTCAACGATGGTTTGGGCGTTGGTTTTGGACTGAATGGTTAGTTTCATTGGTTTGGGCTGTTTTACCGTGCGGTGAAATGATGGTTTTCGGTGAACGTGCGGTTCGCATCGTCCATCGATTGAAGCTGGCGCATGACCCGTCGGCCATACGCTCGCGTGGAGGATCTTTTAAGACCTTTTGGCCCACCTTGCCAGAGCCGAGCGAGACTTTCGTCGCTGAGGTGTTTGCCGTAATGCGCGAAATAGCTTTCCGCAATGAAGATTGAGACGGCGCGGTTGGTTACCTGCGCGTGGGAATAGTCTGTTCCCATGATCCGGTTGATATCGCGCACCATGATCGATTTGATTTGAAGCGCGCCAAGCTCGCCGTGACGGCCACGGGCATGATCGTTTCCACCGGATTCGATCTGAATGAGAGCGGATAAGAGCAATGGATGCATAATTTGATGCGGTTTTGCGGTTTATTCGTGGGATTTGACGGCCAAACCCCTCGCCTTCCTGATTACCTCGCGCGCATAGGCTAGATCCTCATCGTCTGCCATCGGGTGCGTGAGACGTTCAAGCGCGGCGAGAAGATCGGGGGCGGAGGCGATGAGGTTGGCGTTTGCCTGTCGCTCGGATTCGGGGGTTTCATAGTTCGCCCAATGATTTGTCGCGTAACAAACAAGAGCATCGTCAGCGCGGACATTTAAGCCAGTCGTCCGCCAAGGGCCGGGGGTGAATTGGGGTTTCATGGATGCTTAGGCTTTGACGGCGTATTCCGACGCGAAACGAAGGCCTTCCACACGGCCAGACTCGCCGCCGCCCAGGACGATTGATTCGCACGCGGAGTCGCTCAATTGATTCGACCAGGCGTTCCAATGCTCCCGCGCGTCGCAGTGCGGAATTCCGCAATCGCGATGGAGAACATGCGCGAAGGAGGAATAGAAGTCGTCTCGGACCTCGCTGACCTGCTCGTCCATTCCGATTTCGCGCATCAAATCAGCCTCCAGGCGCGTCAGGCGCATGGCCGGAAGGATGCGTTCCACGACAAACACCTGCGCGTCGGCCCATAGCTCCGGTCCGGCATTGGTGCGGATGTACAGGCTGAGGTCATCGAACAGATAGAACCGAGTCGCATCGGGGCGAGGGTCATCCTGAAATACTTCACGGATATTGTCGGCGAACGGCTCGAAAGAGACTTCGATCAATTGCTGCTCCTCGTCCGTCAGGCGCGCGTCCATGCGGTAGTTATGGTGCAGGTACGCGCGGACGGATTGCGGCAGATCATGCGCGTCAAATGCGCGGATTGCAGGGTCGAAGAATTGGATTTCTTGGATGATTTCGTGAATGGTTTTCATGCTTTGGATTGGATGCGGATAGATTGGCCTACCCTTTCGCACCAGGCTTTCGCATGATGCGCGTAGGATGGGTCAACGGTCCGCGTTGCAATAGGTGCGGTAGTCTATGCGGCCAATCAGATAATTGGCGCATGCGCGGGAACGGCTTTCTGGCCATCCGACAGGGCCAGTCAGCCAGTCAAATATGTCAGAGTATGTCAGGCCGCGCGCAGACTTGCGTGCGTGCGTAAGGTTTCCGTTGATCAGGTTACCGACGGCCGTTTCTATGCGTTGGATTGATTTCATTGGATGCGTTGGGTTTAGGCTAGGTTGAAGAGCGCGCGAAAGTCTGCGTATTCGTAACACAAGTCCGTGGCGAAGCGGTAGACACCGACGTCTTCCTCGCCGTCGGACCGTCGGACCGTGACGAATTGCCAGCGTTCATTGGCCAGGACGAAAGGATCTTCAAAGGCGCGCGCGCGTAGGAATTCCACAAGTCGCATGGTGTTTTATTCGTTGGGTTTAGGTTTAGAAAGTACAGCAACCGCAGCACGGCGCATCTTCACAGCGGCCGCGCGCATTGCGTGAGCCTGTCCAACCGGACGAGAGTTTGACGCAAACCAGGCCAGAGTCTTTAGGCATGCGGCCGGTGCATGCGTTGCAATCGATGCGCCAGATGCGGTTGCGTTTGGTGACGGTTCCTAGGCCTGCGGGAACGGTTTCGTGGCATTGGACGCATTGGCCCGGATATCTGTTTGTCATGGGATTTGATTTGATTTGATGGATTGAAGATACGCGTCAACCTACCGTTTCCGATAGATTGAAGCAGACCGTCAGCCCACGACGAAACCGCTTGTGTCGCTCTTTGCTTTACCCTTGGCGGTCAGGCCGACGACGACACCCTTAGGATCTAGGAACCGTAAGTCGTTTTCGTCGCCATTAATGACCGGGAAGCCGTTCCAATGCGTTGGCAAGGACTTTCGGAAAACGACCGCCACATTTCCGCCACGGTTTAAGACTTCAATGCATTGGGTTTCGTTGGTTTCGGAACGTGAGAACGTGAGGGAATAATTGGACGGGAGCTTTCCATCTAGGAAGGAAACCATGCGTTGAAAGCTCTTCGTGTAGTCGTAGAAACGGGTTTTCTTGAACGCTTGAATGACCGAGTAGCGTTCCCATCCGATATCGGATGTTCCGTTTAAACGGATGACAGGGGTCATGCGTTTGGCCTTGGCCTTTCGAATGACCGACGTGACATTTTCTTTGAGCGTGGCAAGGAAGCTTTCACGGTCTTTGACGTAGAAAACGGTCTTTGCCGTGCGTGCCTTTTGGACAGAGTTAAACGCGCCACGGCCAGCGTAGTATAGGCAAAGGTTTCGGCATCCGTCGGATGCATTCGGGCATGCGTTGAAAAGCCCGGAAACACGGTCGGGGGCAAGATAGAGAATACCGGTCATGAAGCCACGCTTCTGACCTTTAACGGTCTTTGCGTTGGTGTCGACGGAGAGGAGGGTTTTCATTGGTTCAATGGTTTGGAGTGATGCCGAAGGATGATTCAAGGAAGGCGACAAGGGCGACAAGGGCGACGACAAGGGCCGCAATGCCGAGGGTTTTAAGACGTTTGCTTTTCACGACGGACAGACTAGGGGGAACGGAAAAGGAAGTCAAAAGAAAAGTTAAAATAATTTTAGGAAGGGGGAAAACATGGGGAATTGCTGGGGAAAACGAGGGAAAACGAAAAGGGGAAAAGGCGTTGCAACGGGCAACGCAACGGCCGATCCTGACAGCATGACGAAAGCGCAATGGGAAAGAGCAAAAGCGGAATACCTGACGGGAAAGGGGTGGAAAGCGATTGCAGACGACTTGAGCGTGCCGATGGATACTCTGAGAAGCCGGGCTTGTCGGGAAGGGCTGACTAAAGTGAAGGCGCAAATGCAAACGGTTTGCATTGAAAAGAAAACTCAAAGCCTAGAAAGCCTCTCTGCTTTAGTCCGTTCGAAGCTCGCCGCAGATGCCGCCTCAACGCTTGAACGCATCGATTCATATGATCTAGACGGAATCAAAGATGAATCAACTCGCGAGCAAATCCTCGGTTCAGTCGCCAAACGCTCCGCGCTGGTGTTTGGCTGGTCAGAACAAGGGGAGAGTGCGTCCGTCTCGATCAATCTGCTCGGTTCAATGCCGGATCGAGTCGCTGAGATTCAGGTGACGAACGAAACCGAAACCAAGTGAACATAACACACATTGTGCATCGCAGGGAAACTGATAGTCAGCATAAGTTTTGCTTATGACAGAAAAGGATTGTTTTTCCTAGGAATGGCACAGTTTTTGACGTAGAGGGTGGCACCCCCTTTGCGGGTGGGCTTCGTTTACGATACCCCCCTCAAAAATTTTCCGCCTTTTTGACCATGATAAATAAAATTAAAATAGGTCAAAAAGTATTTCTATCGACAGCAGAGCAGAAGCTGGCCCATTACGTCGCCAAGAATCGAAATGGCAATAACCGCTATTTCAACGTTACGAATCTAAAGATCAGCGCGGAAGATCCGCATACGGTCGATCTTGAGGGTATTGCTGGCGAGCTGGCTTTCTGTCGCCTGTTCAATGTGTATCCCGACATTGATACCGACCGCGAGCCTCCGCATCCGCTTTACGACGCGCTTGTCCCGCCACCACCGGGATTTCGCATCGATGTTAAAACGACCAAGTATGACAATGGAAAGCTATTGGTCGATGCGCGCAAAGGATCGAAAACCGACGGAGTGGACTTCTACGCCCTGATGACGGGAACCTTCCCAGGCCCGTACACATTCAGAGGCTTCATCGCCAGAGAGCATATCATCCAACCTCACAAACTTGGCCTACTCAAAGGCTACAGCTCGTACATGGCGGAGCAGTCAGAGCTGACGGACGATCTTCCAGCCAATTACTAATTCTGATTGACTTAGTAGACATTCTTATGCGTCAGTGCGCGCATCGACCCTAAGCAAGGCGGCGGATTGGTCATCCATCGCAAAACCGTCTAAGCGGCAATGACACTCCGCATGTAGCAGGTTGGATAATCAGCCACCGTGTGGTGGATGGATGGCCAGCCGCCAAAACGCAGATAACGTCGGTTTAATTTCATAATCTCATGTCTTGTCCTAATGTCTTCAACGCCTTTGCGGTGGCTACCGAGTCGCTCGCTCAGGACGTCTATAAACGCGCCTCGTATCGCTCGATGTGGCTCAACATGATTGAGCGCGGCGAGTATCCCCAGGGTACTGGTCTGACCCAGACCTCGTTCACCACCACCTCCATCGAGCCGACTGCGGCTGAGGAGTGGTCGGCCATCACGCTCGCCAGCGGCAATCCCGGCGATAACGGTGGCGCTTGCGATGTCACCTACAATGACGTTCCGGTCGGCTACAATGCCGTTACTTGGAGTCCTGAGCGTTTCGCCCTCAAAGGTCCGCTCTTGTGTAAGGACGATCTGACCTTCGACCATCGCGTCGAGGCGTTCCTCCGCGTGTACTTGGAGAAGCTCTCCATCCGCGCTCAGCGTTCTTGGGAAACCCGTTACCAGAACATGTTCGCCAAGTATGCCATCAAGGCTGTGGCCGACTCGTCCTTCACTCAGGTTGAGACGATTCCGTCTGGCGTGAATGAGCTGCCCTGGATTCAGACCGGTTCCGCTGGTCAGGCTCTGAATCAGTCCACCTCCGAGCTTACGCAGGAGATGCTCGATGTGGCTGCTGCCACCCTGATCCGCAACGGCGCTACCAACCCTGATAGCTCTGGCTTCATCAGCTACAGCAGCGACGGCCCGGTGTTCCCGCTATATATCGGCTTGGAGGCTTCGCAGCGTATCGCTCAGAACAACCCGGCGTTCCGCGATGACTTGCGCTACGCTGATCAGGGCAGTGGCGCTGGAGCGGAGTTGCTCAAGCGCATTGGTGCGAATCGGGTTATCAAGAACTTCCGGCACGTTCCAAATCTGTTCCCGCCCCGCTACACCTACGCTGGCGGCAAGTACACGCTCGTTCAGCCGTTCACCAGTGCGAACGGCACGAAGGGTACGGTGTTCAGCGTCAACCCGAGCTGGACGACCGCTCCGTTCGAGGCCGCGTTCATCGTCACCCCGTATGTCTTCAAGTCGCACATTGTTCGCCCTGTGAACCGTGTCGGCGATTTGAGCTGGATGCCGACCAACTACATGGGCGAGTGGCAGTGGGTGACTGGTGCCTACAAGCTCGATGTGGATTGCGCCGATCCTCTGGAGAAGAAGGGTCAGCACTACGCTGAGTTCATTCATGCTCCCGAGCCAATCTTCACTAACCAGGGCATGACCATCATCTTCCGCCGCTGCACCGGCGCGCTGACCCAGATCATCTGCTCGTAATCGAGCTAGTAATTAACAGTCCCGCAGGCGTGAAAATGCTTGCGGGTTTTTTCTTTTCGGCGATTGTAGCCACCGGATTATCTCATAGGTTGTTTGTCTCACAGCTCCGTTGTTGGAGCAGCCCCTCATCGGCCCGAAAAGCTGGTGGGGGGTTTTTGATTGACATACATGCCATGAGTCTGATGCTCGCTTCATGCCGGTATTTACCATTCCCAAAGGCGTCGAAATCCCCGAGAACTTGAAGGAAGGCGAGGCTTTCCAGACGATGGCGACTATCGTTCTTGGTAAGAACGGAAAGGCGGAGGTCATCGAGATTGATGGCATGGCTATCCCTGGTTACGAGAAGAAGTCTAAGGGTAAGAAGATGGCCGAGGGAGGCGAGGAGGAGTATGAGGAGGGCGAGGAGATGGAGGAGTCTACTCCCGGTGGCGGCGGTTTCATCGCCGAGGTGATGCAGCGCGGACGCGGCCCGATGGCTTAAATTCTAAACCGATATGCCAAACATCACATGCGACGAGGCGGAGACGCTGATCAATGAGGCGGCGTCGCTGGGATGTCGTTCTCCTCGCGAGATTGAGCTGGCCAAGCTGGCTCTTGAGAATCGCATTGCCGTTTACCTTCAGGGCGGCGGTGCGACGCGCGGCGCGTATCGGAGTGTGACGACGAGCGGAAATGTGGTGAGCGGTGATTATCTGATCATCGCCGATGCTACCGCCGGAGCTATTACGATGACATTGCCGCCTGCCGCTCTGGTTCCTGGCCGCATCTACGCTTTCAAGCGCATCAATTCCGGCGGGAATCATGTCATCATCGATGGCTACGCGAGCGAGACGATTGACGGCGCTCTGACGCACTCCATGTCTCCGCAGTGGAACAGTCTGGTCATTATGACCGACGGTGTCGCGTGGTTCAAATTAGCTGATCATTGATATGCCAGTAATCTCCTGCACTGAAGCGGCTGAATTGATTGCGGAGGCTCAAGGAGCTTCATGCAAAAGTCCGCGCGAACGCATCCTGCTGGAGATTGGCCTACTTTGGGAGGCGTCGATTCTTGGTGGAACGGCGGATATTACCGCTGATAACACCGTGATTACGGCTGATTCCACGATCATCACGGCGGACATGACCCAATTTATCTAACCATTAACAAACCTTTTAGGATACACCCACATGGCAAAACAGACCATTAACATCGGCGCAGCACCGAACGACGGAACGGGAACCCCGCTTCGCACTTCGTTCGATTACTGCAATCAGAACTTCACCGAGCTGTACACGGCTACTGGCCCGAGCGGCAATAACATCGTCGTACCAGGCTCCGCCACCATCACCGGCGATCTGACGGTGGATACCAGCACGCTGAAGGTTGATTCGGCGAACAATCGGGTGGGTATTGGCACGGCGAGTCCTGCGAATCCGTTTGACGTTGTTTCAGCCTCAGGAACCATTGCTCTTTTTAAGCGAACAGGATCAAACAGTGCATTTATTGGAATTCAAGACGGGAGCGGATCATTGTCTTATCTTGGTTCTACCAACGGAGCTTTCTCAATTCAGACTCCCGGCTCTGGGTATTCTGACAAATATACTATCGCTTCCGACGGCGTAGCCACATGGTCGAACGTCGGCGGAGTCGCTGGCACCGCCATGACCCTGAACTCCACGGGGCTGGCTATTGGTGGTTCTGCGTTTTCAATATCAAGATTGACGTTGGTCAGTTCTGCTTCAAATGACTGTCTGTTTTCGCTCCAGAAGTCTGGAACAGCAAGAACTGCTGTCGTTAAGACCGATGGAACAAATCTGTATTTATCGTCTGATTCCGGTGCAACTGGAAACAAAATCTCTCTGAGTCTTACTGCTCCAGATAGTTCTCTAAGCATCGACTCCTCCGGCAACGTCGGCGTGGGGGTTACGCCGAGTGCGTGGTTGAGTGCGCTTACCGCTCTCCAAGTAAAGGGTGTTAGCGGTGTTTATGGGGCTGGAAGTTCTGAGTTTGGATCGGTTCAAAATTGTTTTTACAACGCTTCCTCTCAATGGGTTTACGGCACTACCGCTGCTTCCGGTAAGTATGCTATTTCGTCTGGTGTGCATCAGTGGTTCAACGCCCCAAGCGGCACCGCTGGCAACGCCATCACCTTCACCCAAGCAATGACCCTCGATGCGAGTGGTCGATTGCTGGTGGGGAAGACTGCAACATCGGCAACCACCGTCGGCGTTGAGCTTCAGCCAGACGGAAATGTTTGGGCTACTAAAGCAGGTTCAACAGCAGCGACAACTGCTTGGGACACTTATTCGACAGGAGCCGCTGCATATCGGTTTTACGTTTCGATGAACGGAACCGTAAACGCAACCAACACAGTTATCTCAGCTATCTCCGATGTTCGACTCAAAGAAAACATCCAAGACATCGACGTTGGACTTGCTGCAATTCTCTCCCTCAAGCCGCGCAAGTTCGATTGGAAGGCTGGAAAAGGTAAGGACATTAAAGGTGACAGAGGTTTCATTGCTCAAGAGTTTGAGACTGTGTTCCCTAACCTAGTAGACGAGTGGAAAGACCCTGCTCCCGAAGGCGAAGCTCCGTACAAGTCTGTTCGCCAAGACCTTATTCCTGTGCTGGTGAAAGCCATCCAAGAACTGACCGCCCGCGTCCAAACCCTCGAAGCCCGCTAATTTATGACCATCCTCTGGATCATCGAACGCCTTCTCGTTAAGCCGACCGAAGGCACTCTCACGGACATCGTCATCACCGCCGATTGGCGTTGCAACGGCTCGCAGGAATCGTTCAGCGGCACTTGCTACGGCAGCGCGTCCTTCGCTCCGCCGAGCGGTTCGTTCACGCCTTACGAAGACCTCACGCAGGATCAAGTCTTGAATTGGTGCTACGCCAACGGAGTCGATCAAGCCGCCATCGAAGCGAACGTGACGCAGCAGATCAACGACCAGATCAACCCTCCGGTCATCGCTCCGCCGCTGCCGTGGGTGGAGCCGGTGATGATCGTTCCTCCGATGCTGCCGCAGGTGGAGCCGCCGCTCGTCAATGCGGAAACTCCTGTCGCTGGTGTTGACGAACAGCCGGTTGTTTCGGATGCTCCGGCGGCATGATTAAAATTGAACTGACTCCCGAGCAAACGAACACCCTGCTGCAACTTATTGATATCGCTATCAAGGCTGGCGGTTTCCAGAATGCAAAGGTCGGCGTCCCTATCGCCGAACTGATTTTGGAAGCTGCCAAGCAATCGCAGGCGGACACTAACTAACCACCACGATGACGGACCACCACGCTTTTATTAGGGACATCTCAATCGGCGTCGGTGGTCCGGCCATCGGCATTCTGGGGAACGCGGTATTCTCCGATCCTCATCTCAAGACTGCGTCATTGGCACTTGGCGCGTTCGCCGCGCTTCTTACATGCGCCGTGAAAGCAGTAGAACTCTATCGCAAACTCAAAAACGACAAATGAACGCTAATATCTCCTCCCTTCTCCGCCACATTCTGACCGCTGCCGGTGGATTCATTGTTGCCAAAGGGTTGGCCAGTGCTGATCAGGTTGCCGAATTGGCCGGTGCTGCTGTCAGCATTTCTGGCGTCGCTTGGTCTATGTGGAAGAACAAGCAATCAGCCGCTGCCTCACCCGCCAAACAGACGGAATGAACTTCCTGGCCGACCTCGTTATGAAGCTGGTCATCTGGCTTCATGCGCTGACGACCAAAGACACAACAAATGAAGACGCCAAGAAGCAGCCTGATCTTAAGCGTTCTCTTCTTGATCGTGTGCGCGAGCATGAGCGTGAGCTGCGCGAGCCGAGTGATTTACGTCCCCCACGGTGAGCCTATACGCCTCGCTGAGGACGTTAAGGCTAAAGTTTGGGTCGTTGACGCGAGCGGCAAATCGGTGCGTAGTCAGAACCGGATTACGATACATGAGGGTTGGTACGCATTGCCGAAGGAATGAAAAAAAACGTCCCAACCAACACTTCGCTCTACAGCAAGATGAAGTCCGCCGCCAAAGCGAAGTTCGACGTTTATCCATCAGCATACGCCAACGCATGGCTCGTTCGTGAGTACAAGAAGCGCGGCGGCAAATACAAGGTTGCCGATGTCAAATAAGAAAGTCAGAGGCGGTCTTGGCCGTTGGTTCTCCGAAAAGTGGGTGGACATCAAGACCGGTAATCCGTGCGGGCGGTCTGAGGGAGAAGAGCGCGCTGGATATCCTGCTTGTAGGCCAACAAAGCGTGTGAGCGAGAAGACTCCAAAGACGACGATGGAGATGAGCAGCGCGGAGAAAGCTCGATTCAAGCGCGAAAAAACCAGCTTCCAGAAGATCGGTTACCAGCATAGGATGCGGAAGAAAGCAAAATTATGAGCAATAACGCACCGTACAAAGGTTCGCCGTCTGTTAAGGTAGGCGGCAGCGGACCTTACAAGCAGTCTCCTCCGCCGAAGCCTCCGATTAAACCGGTTGCAAGGCCGGTTCCGAGCGGCAGCGGACCGTATCGTAAATGATTCAAACGCGAAAAGCCCCCGGCGGTAATTGAAACCATCGGGGGCTAATTGTTTTGTAAGCGATACCTATCAGCGTCCTAGCGACTTCATCACGCTGGCAACAAAG